GCTGCATACAAAGACGCAGTACGCAACCAGCAGACAGCGCTCCAAGCAGCTGCAGGTGACGTACTCACCACTGACACGCCAGGTCTTTTGCCAGTGCCGGTACTTGGGCCATTGTTCCAAGACCTCAACTTCGTACGCCCAGTTGTTTCAGCCTTTGGTGCACGCGCCATGCCAAACACGCCAAGCAAGACTTTCATTCGCCCAACGATTACCACGCACACGAGTGCAGCAACACAGACTGAAAACACTGCAGCATCAGCCACCACAATGGTAATTGCTTCAAACACTGTTACAAAAACGACAGTGGCTGGCCAAGTCACATTGTCAGTACAAGACATTGACTTCACTGATCCTGCAGCATTGAACCTTGTGCTCAATGACCTTGCAGGCGAGTACCTGATTGCAACCGACAACATTGCAGCCGACAACCTTGTTGCTGGTAAAACAGCATCAGGCTCAACATGGACTGTTGCAGCAACAGACCCATCAAGCTTGATTGAGTCTTTGTATGACGCAGCGCGCGAAATTGCTGAGGACAGCAACTACTTCCCAACTCATCTTTGCGTGTCACCAGATGTATGGCAAAAATTGGGCCAGCAATTAGACGCTGACAAACGGCCTGTATTTGGATACAACACCAACGGACTCATTGGCACCAACTCAATCGGCAATGTGTCAGGCATGCAATACACCAGCATGAATGTGCTTGGCCTCACTGTTGTAGTTGATAACAACTTTGCAGCTGGAACCATGCTTGTTGTGTACGCGCCAGGCTTTGAAATCTACGAACAACAGCGTGGCCTGATGTCAGTAGAAGTACCAAGCACATTGGGACGCACATTCTCTTACTACGGCTACTTTGCTACTTTTGTGGCTAAGTCGAGCTTTATTCAGGGCATCGTAGTCGCCTAACCCGAAAGGCGATAGCCAATCATGGCTACATACTCAGTCATCTTTCATCAGCGTTTAGATAATTACGCTGTTGTACAAACACTTGAGGCAACCGACATTGCCATCGGTGAATCAATCACTATTGCTGGTGTAGGGCACAGCCTCAACGGCACACACACTGTTTACGCATTGCCTCAGTACCTGTACACAGGCACAGACTCTGAAGGTGACCTGCTACTCAACCCTGATGTACCGATACCTAACCAGGTCATGTTTTATGACGCTGACGGTGATCTAGAACGCTCTGCAGCAATACCACCTGGCACCCTTACTTACACGCAAACATGCACGTGGGTCACCAGCGCACAAGTACAGCTGTGGCTCGGCCTTACAAGCCCAAGCGCCGATGAGACAACCTTTTTGGCACAGTGCGTTTCTGCCGGTAACCAGGTCGCCTATCGGCGTAGGCAAGAGGCAGGCTATTACGATGCGCTTGCAACTAGCCCATCTGGCGATTGCACGCTCGGCACGATTATGTTGGCTGGCGCTTACTTCCGTCAGCGTGGCAGCATCGACCAGTTTGCAAGCTTTGACGCTATGGGCCAAGCAATCACCACCAATGCGTTCACACCGATGGTGAAACAGTTGCTAGGTATCGATAGGCCTGCTGTTGCGTAATGGCTTACACAGACCTGTTCAATGAGGCCATAGACGACCTAGCCACCACGCTGGCCACCATTAGTGGCTTGCGAGTAGTGACAGACCCTCGAAACCTCAACAGCAACTGTTGCTTTATCGATGCCCCTACCTTTGAGGCTTTCAACAACAAAATCGTCACGATGCGTTTTCCTGTGCGCGTCATCGGCATAGGCCCAGGAAACCTAGATACCCTCAGGCCATTGCTTGCAATCGCAGCTGCATTACTTGACAAGAATGTTGCAGTGACTGATGGCAGGCCAGGACTGGCCAGTATCGGTGGGCAAGAGTTCCCTGCCTACGATCTACAAATATCCCTGCAGGCTGCATACCTATAATGCTCACCTGCCCTAGTAAAATCTGACATAATAAAAGCATCACTGGTGGCCGACAACACCTAACACCAAAGGACAGACATGGCCACCAGCACTACCACCTATCTCACAAACCCGACAGTGACCGTCACACCTGCCACAAGTGGCACTCCTGTTGATTTAACAGCGCTCTGCTCATCAGCCACACTTACCGTGGGCTATGACTCGCTTGAGTCCACCAGCTTTGGCGACACAGGCCACGTATTTGTAAAAGGATTGCAAGCCGTTGAGGTAACTCTTACGCTTTACGCTGCATACGGCGCTTCATCTGTTGAAGCTACATTGTTTGCTGCACTTGGTTCAGGAACTTCAACGCTTGTTATTTCGCCTGCTGGCGCGACAGAGTCTGCCAGTAATCCCGAGTATACGATTAGCTCGGCCATGATTTCCTCGTTTACACCGATCACAGGCTCGTATGGAGAGCTCAGTATGATCGAGGCAGTCTGGACAGGGGGCACCTTTGTCCGAGACATTACATCGCCCTAATCTCTAAACAGAAAGCAGACCCGACATGCAACTAACCATGCTCGTAAACATCGGCTCGGGTGACTACACAGTTACCACGAACCTCTACACAATCGTTATGTGGGAGCGCAAATACAAGCGCAAAATCAGCCAGATACAAGATGGTGGCCTCGGTATTGAGGACCTGGCATACATGGCTCACGAAGCAAGCAAACAGCAAGGTGCAGTGACTGTGCCTCTAATGCTTGACGACTTCATCAAGCAGCTTGTGAATCTTGAGGTGATCGAGCAACCAGATGCAAACCCTACCGAGGTGGCACCTACCGACATTCCCTAGCAACACTGCTAGTCGAGTGTGGCTGGTGGCCACCACAAATAGAGTTTGACGTACCCGACCTGAACACCTGCATTAGTATCATCAATGAGCAGAGGAAAAAGGCCAAATGAGCGTTACAGCAAGCACCGAGATTTACGGCCTGAAGGCAGCGTTGGCTGAACTGCAAAAGATTGACAGCAAAACCAAGTTCAAAGCTGTAAACCAGATCAAAGCTAGTGGCGCTGAGATGGTGAGTCGCGTGGCTCAGACATACCCTGGTGTACCACCCCTGTCAGGTATGGGGCCCTCTAAAAAGGGCACAGGTCGCCTCTCGTATGACCCTAAGAAAGTGCGCAAGGGCGTGACCATTCAGGTGGGTGGGCGTAGCCAGCGTGGCTCATTCCCACTGGTAACGCTTATTCAAAAAGATGCCGGTGGTGCCATTTTTGACATGGCAGGTTTGCGTGGCGACACAGGCCAATTCTCTGCGTACCTCACCACGGCTTACGGCCCTGCCCAGCGTGGCATGTGGCGTGAGCGTGAATACATTTATGGCCAAGCCACTAAAGACATTTTGCAGGCCATCGAGCAAGTGCTCAACCAGGTGAACAGGACACTCGGCTAATGGCTGTTTACATTCCCATCGTTTCGGAGTTCAACTCCAAAGGCATTGACAAAGCCATCAAAGAGTTCAACAGCCTCGAGACCGTAGGCGCTAAAGCCAACTTCGCCCTCAAGAAAGCAGCGTTACCTGCAGCTGCAGCAGTCGCTGGTTTAGCTGTTGCCCTCGGTGACGCTACAAAGGCAGCAATCGAGGACGCTGCATCGCAAGCTGAATTGTCACGCCAACTCAAAGCAACCACTGGCGCAACCGATGCACAGGTCGCTGGTGTTGAGGATTTTATTTCTGCACAGGGCAGGTTGCTAGGTGTAACCGATGATGAGCTACGCCCTGCTTTAGCTGGCCTTGTTCGCGCTACAGGCTCGGTCAGTGAAGCGCAAAAACTAGCAAGTGCAGCAATGGACATTGCAGCCCAAAAAGGCGTACCACTGGCGACAGTCACAAAAACCTTAGAGAAGGCCTACGGTGGCAACCTCAAAGCCCTAGCCAAGTTGGCACCTGAGTATCGCCAGATGATTGAGGACGGTGCATCGTTTGAGGATGTTATGTACGCCATCGGCACAGCCACAGGTGGTGCTGCATCGACAGCTGCGAACACTGCGCAGGGGCAATTTAAACGCCTCAGCATTAGCCTGGCCGAGACTAAAGAGTCAATAGGCGCTGCACTTTTGCCTGCTGTAAATGCTGTACTGCCGGTATTGGCTGCGCTCGGCAATTTTGCTAGTGAGAACACCACAGCATTTTTGGCTGTGGCTGGTGTCATCGGCACCCTTGCTGGCATCATTCTTGCCTATAACGCCTACCTGAAATTGCAGGCTGCATACACCATTGCAGCGACAGTTGCCCAGGCAGCGTTTAACCTTGTCATGTCTGCAAACCCTATTGCACTTATGGTTATTGCTATTGCTGCTTTGATTGCTGGTTTAGTGCTGGCCTACAAAAAGTTTGAGGGATTTCGTAACATTGTTGACAGTATTTTTAGTGTCATCAATACTGTGGTCACTTCTAGTATTGGCGTAATCAAAAGCTACTTTTCAACTTTGCTTGGTTTCTATAAGGGCATTTTCAACGGCATTGCTACCCTTTGGAATAACACCATCGGTAAGTTGTCGTTTAAGGTTCCTAGCTGGGTGCCTGGTCTTGGTGGCAAGGGCTTCGATGTTCCTAACATTCCAATGCTGGCTGAGGGTGGCATCGTCAATACGCCAGGTGGCATACTTGCGATGATTGGTGAGAAAGGCCCCGAGGCTGTAATCCCTCTCGATCGTATGGGCCAGATGGGTGGCAACAATGTGACTATCAATGTGAACGGTGGCGACCCTCAGAGCGTGGTCAATGCTTTGCGTACTTACATGCGTCAAAACGGCTCTGTACCTATCCGTGTGAGCAACATCTACTAATCATGGCTCTGCAGATTTATGAGGTGTCGTACTCGACCAATGGCTCTACCTGGACAGCACTAACCAATGTGCAAAACATCAATTTCAATGCTGGCCGTATCTCACAGTTAGACCAAATCAAAACAGGCACAGCCACTGTCGAAATGCGCTACCCCACTGGCTACGCCTCACCCATCACGGATTTGGTTTCAGGTACACAGCTCAGGATTAGAAACATCACACCCTCAATAACCACCAAACTCATTTGGACAGGTTTTATATCTGATGTATCGGCTCAGTACGGTATTCCATACTCAGGTGGCGTAGGTGAGGCTGACTATCTAACTGTTCAAGCTGAGGGCTCGTTTGCTCGTTTTGGCCGTATGCAAGGCAACAACTATGCAATGGCTGCAGGCAACATCAACACTCAGGTGGCCTCATCAAATGCACAAACAGGTTTGACCTTACAAGTGCAGCCACTAACCACTATTGACCCCACCCCAGTGTTCAATGGCAACCTAAGCGCAACCACAGTTAGTGGCACTTGGGGCGATTGGGTCGCTCGAGTATGTCAAACGCTAAATGCGCGTCTGTGGGAGTTAGGCAACAACGCCATCATCGTTAGCCCTTTTGCCACTAAGGCTTTGAACCCACCAAGCTTTAGCGATGTAAGCAATGTTGGCAACATACAAAAATACAACCAAATCAGTTTTGACAGCCTTGCCGATAACTACTACACACAGGTGACCGTAACGCCAGAAGGTTTTAGCGCAGCCACAGTCACGCAGGTTGGCGCTACCACGCCGTATCGGGCATATCAAACAAACACGCTGAACGCCAGCACCAGCCAAGCCACAGACTTTGCTAACTATCTGCTCGCTAACTACGGCACAGCACGATTTGCTATTAGTTCTTTTACTTGTTCAGCCGAGGCACAAGCGCAAAACTATCTTGACTTTGTGGGCTGGAATACTGACCTAACCACTTGTGCCGGTACCCAGGTGGCCGTTACTTTTCGTGGCACTACTTACCAGTGTTTGATTGAGGGTGTGAAGGTGTCGGCTACTCCTGCTGGCGCTTCGTACACTTATTTTGTGTCGGGTGCTGATTTGAACGCCTACCTGCTACTTGATAACA